TGTCCGCAGGTACAAGCGGCTTGTCCTCCGGTGTGTCCGGGTTTGTCCAGTCGTCAAGATACCACTCGTTGTACTTGTAAATATCAAGTCCCAGTTCGTGAATTGTGCCAATGTATGTGACGCCGTTCGGTAACTGCTTAGGCTGGATAACTGCAAGATTGAAGTTTTTCACATCAAGCATTTTCTGCACCTTTGGGTGATTTACAAACGCATTTGCAACGTCACTTCCCATTACGCAAATGTCGCAGTTCACAAAACCTTTCTTCTGTACTGTTTCGTGCCAGCGTTTAATATCTGCGATAGGGTCGGAAGTGTCAGCAGTCCACTTGTTTTTTTCAACTGAAATAGTTTCTTTGTTTGTAAAAGAAAAATCAATTACTTCATTCACTCCGTCGCCAATGATAGGGATTGCGCCAGTGAAGATTGTCTGTGCGCACATCAGTTCTTCACGTCTTAAAATCTGCTCTCTTAACTCCTTGAAGTCATCTGCCATTTTAAGTACGGCACGTTCCGCAGGTGTTCTGCCAGAATAAAGACTTTCGCCCGGTCTTCTGATTAACAAATCATCAACGGTTGTCACTTTCTCCGGTGCAACTAAAGGCGGTGTATATGTCTTTGTCTGATAGCCAGTGTTTGGCACTATCTTTCCACCAACTAATCTGCTGACGAACGGTGCAACCTTTCTGCTGCCCTTTCTAAAGTCAACGTCAACGTCCTTTGTGGTGAATGTTTCTTCATGTCTGAAAAATGTACTTCTGAAAAAAGTACACACGGGCGGTAACTTCTGAACCACTCTGCCCATTGTCCGTGGTTCGTAAATAGATACTTCGTTTGCCATTGTTGTTCTTCCTCCTTATCTCAAAAAGATTGATACCTTGCGCAGTGCTTCTTTGATTTTTGCCAAATCTGCCCCGCTTTCAAGTGCTAATGCGTCAGCGAAAAACTCACCTGTCATGTAATATGTTACTGGTTCGCCGTTTCCTGCTGCCGCAGCAGCAATACCGATTGCGCTTGCTTCGCTTCCTTTTGCAACTGGAATAATCTTGTTGTCATTCGCAGTGTCAATCATTACTGGTGCATATTCCTTGATAGCTGCATTTGCTGTTCCGGTTTCCGGTACTGTTGGAAAATCACCAGCAAAAAAGTTCTTCGGTGTGATTTCTCTTTTTTCTACTGCATATTCACCCATTTGCTTTTACCTCCTTATTTCTCGTCTGGAAACAACTTGTCAATAGCGGCGTCAAACACGTTCTTGCCGTTCTCTCCTGCGTTGTCCTCCGGTGCTGCTCCCTGCACGCCGTTTGCACCGCTGTTTTCTGCGTCCTGCTGGCGGTTCTGAATGTAGTTGCCGCCCGCTTTGTTCTGCTCTGAAATGATTTTAACTGCCATTTCCTGTGCAGAAATAGGGTTGTCAAACTTTGCGTCCTTTGCGATTGCGTCATAGTTGCCGTTTGCCAAGTCTTCAATGCCTTTAATTCTGGCACGTTCTGCGGCTGCTGCTTCATTCTGGATTGTCGCTACTAAATCCGGGTATGCGGCTTTTAGTGCGTCAACCGTTGTGATTTTGTTTTCTGGTGCTGCCATTTGTGGTTCCTCCTTTTCCTGTGGCTTGTTGATAGGTTCTGTTGCACTATTTACTAAACTACCCGGATTTTGATTGTGCGGGCTGTTTAATAACTGGGTTGGAATACTCTTGAACATGGAAACGTCAATAGGCACTGAATTGACAACGATTTTTGAAGAATTTTCAACAACTGTTGTGCTGTCTTCAAACATCAATTCATCACAAAAGCCGTTTTCAACGGCAATGTCGCCCGTCCACCATGTTTCATTTGACATAAGCTGTTCTATGTCCTCTGTCTTTTTGCCAGTCTTACTTGCGTATGTATTGACAATGCTTTGTTTAATCACTTTCAGTTCATCAGCCATCTTCAAAAAGTCTTCTGCTCTGAAAGTGTCCCAGACTGTCATTGCAGGGTCATGTATCATAAATACACCATTTCTGGCAATCTTGATTGTGTCGCCTGCCATAGCAATGATTGTGGCTGCGGAAGCTGCCCAGCCATCAATTTTGACTGTCACTTTCGCTGAACAATCTTTCAATCTCGTAAAAATCGCATTTGCTGCGAACACATCACCGCCGCCGCTGTTAATGCGCACGATAATTTCTGGCACATCACCAAGCGCCGCAAGTTCTTGATTGAATTGCTGTGGCGTCACCCTGTCTTCCCACCATGACTGCTGGCTGCTTATTGCGCCGTATAAAAGCAGTTCTGGCGGCTTGTCCCCTGTTGCCGGGATAAAGTCCCAGAATTTATTTGTCGTCACCCCGTAAGGATTGCCCGGTGTTCTGCTGTCCTGCTGCTGGTTCATTCCCGGCATTGTCTGCGGGTTCTGCTGGGGTGTTCTGTTTGTTTGTGGTTCCATTGGCAATTTTCTTCACCTCTTTCAGTTCTTTTTCTTCGTGTTTCAACTGTTCGACATTGTTATAAAAGTTGCTTCCCGTCATTTGCATTGCTTCATCACTTCTGGTGCTAAAGCCGTTTGACACTCTCTTTTCTGCGGATGTAACCTCTTTTACCGGGTCAAGCATACCTTTTGCAGGTCCGTTCCACTTTGCCCCGCAATATGCTTTTCTTATTGCCGGGTCAGTAAAAAAGCCCGGTGCTTTTATACGTCCTTTTGCTACTGCTTCCGTCAGCCATTCTTCATATACTGGCTGGCAAAAGTCCGTTGATAGCCAGTCACGGTACATATTAAACATTTTCCATGCTTCTTCCAGCGCACCTTTGCTGGCTGTATAGCTGGAATTAAAACGCTTCACAAGTAATTCATACGGAATTTCAAGTGCTGCGCCTATCTGCTGGCATATTGCTTCTACAAAGCCGCCAAAATTGGCGTTTGGTCTTCCCGGGTTCGTGTCGTGGGCTTTCTCGCCCTCGTTTAAGTCGATAACGGCGCCCGGCGCAAGTTCAATGGTGCTTTCGTCTTCTGCGTCCACCTGCACTTCTTCCGGCAGCATACTTCCTATGGCGTCTTCTGCGCTGGCGTCTGCCTTTTCAATGAAAATGGTAAACATACCAGACACAACCGCAGCCACAAGCTCTGCGTCCGTGTATCTTCCAAGCTGTTTCAAACTTTCAATGACTGGCGCAAGGAACGGAACGCCCCTGCGCTGTCCTATTCTTTCCCGGTTCATCATGTGAAGCACGTTTCTTCTTCCGGTCTTTTGTCCGTATGCTTCAACCCTCTGCCAGCTTATGTCGTTGTATGCGTATGACAACGGGTGGTGGTTCGCTATGTGATACGCTATCACTTCCCCGGACTTGTCAACCTCTACACCTCCAACAATCTTGTTGTCTATGGTGTCGCAGTCGTCCGGGCTGCAAAGTCTGTCTGCTTCTATCAGCTGCACACGCAGGTCATACGGCTGGTTTATTCGTGGTTTGACTGGCAATACCGCCAGACAATCCCCAGAAATAAGCCAGTTCATAAAAGCCAACTGCTGCAACTCGTAAAAGTTATCTATCCTTGACATATCGCAATCATTGCTTTCAGCCCAGATAGACCACTCTTTTTCAATCTTTTTTTCAAGGTTTCGGCGTTCTTCTGGTGAAATTCCCAGCGTTTCTGCGTCAATGGTCGATTTCAACCGCAGCCCACGTCCAACAACGTTGGTGCGCATGGTTTTGACTGCCCCGTTTGCCAGTGGCACGCCCATGTATAAATCACGGGTACGCTGGCGCAATATAGATACATTGTCTTCTATGTCCTCACGACTGCTGCCGCCTGCATGAAGCCAGCCTGCAAGTGATTTCTTTGTGACGCTGGCGCCATAATTGCCATACCCACTGTCTAAAATCTGCATTTTCTGCCTTGCAACCGTTCTTTTCAGTGCTGCTTGCGGTGCTATGACTGCTATTGCCTTATCAATTCCCGCTGCAATTCCCACGCTTTCACCTCCTTTATTGCATGAAAAAAGCACCTTTTCACGGGTGCTTCTTGTCTTTTCTCACTTATTCACGCTACAATATTACCCCATTTTTGCGGGCAATGGGGGGAAATAAAGCCCCAGAACGGGCAATCACGGGCAATGTTTTATAAATCCCGTGGTACAAATCGTTTTGCACGGTTCCTGCCGCCATATTTTGCCGCATTTTCAAGCGCAGTGACTTTCCCTTGCCAATATTCAATAGACTTTCTAATTTCGGTCAGATTGGCTTTTGTCATAGTCCTGCTGCCTATCGTGTATGACTGGGCGTTTGTCACTGCCAGTTCTGCTTCCAGCCATGCGTCAAGGTGTCTTTTTGCTGTTTCCAGTGTAATTCCTGCCATTTATAAAATTCCTCCACTTCTTCTTCTGCCACGTTTTACAATTTTCTTTGCTTGTGTGGCGTCTTTCTTTTTGTCTGGTTTTTTCAATGGTACGTTGATAATTTCAATGGCTGCCGTTGCGTAGTTTCGGCAGTCCAGCGCTTCATTTCGTTTGTGTTCGCCTTTGTCTTTCAGTTCCCATGCAAAATATGGTCTGCCCATCTTGTAACGCATTACCTTTTTTTCTGACGTTAAGCCCTTGAAATACTTTTCGTCATATCCCTTGCCCTCTTCTTTTGGAAAATGGCAAAAGCCGGGTCCCTCTTCCTCCAGCTTTAGTCTGTCCATAAGCAGACTTTTTCCGGTATCAACTCCCAGTGTGAAAAGATATGCGCCCTCACGGTTGCTTTTTGACGGCTTCTGGATATACGCTGCGGCGCTATCATTTGAACCTTTGATTGCAAATACTCTGCGATTGAACCGGGCTTTGCAGAATTTATATACTTGATTGGTTCTGTGTCCTCCACTATCAATGCAGACGCATGACAGCTTCATTTTCGTTCCGTCTGGTTTTTCAAAGGTCTGCAATAAGAATGTGTCAAGGTCTTGCCAGACTTGATTGTTGATGTCTGAATTGTCGCCGTATATTGCCGCATACCTAATGCCCCAGCTTTCATATTCTGGACCCCAGCCCACAACTTCAATTTCAAATCTGTCGTCCTGCGTATCTACGCCAGCTGTCAAGTACAGCACTTCTTCTGGCACTTCGCACTTGTATTTCTCCCGGCGTTTCATCAGTTCGTCGTCTTCTATGGTTTCCCCGTCTTCTTCCCACGTTTGCCCCATTTCGGTATTAGTCCATACTTTCATAAGTTCCACGTTGCCTTTTTTCATCTGGTCATTTGCCGTCAGAAACTTTTCAACAACTTCTTGCCATGTGGTCAATGTGGAAGCAAGCGTGTTCAAGTGGAACCCACGCACGGGGTTGTCTGGGTCTTCATGTACAAAGGTTCCGTCAATAAAGTGTTCTTTCCATTCTGCTTCACTGGATATGACGCCGCACTTGCTGCAAGCGTATCTGATTTCTGATAGGTCGTTTTTGTCGAACACAACATTTGACCAGACCAGCGGTTGCAGTTCTCCGCAGCACGGGCACGGTGCGTTCCATTCTCCCCGGCTGCTGTTTTCGTACTCCACTTCTATTCTGGAAGCCCCTTTGACTGTCGGTGTTGAAATGTCCACCTGCTTTTTATTCCAGAATGTAGTCTGACGCTTTGAAGCCAGCAAAAGTGGGTCGCCCTCTTTTCCTGCACTGGCTGGGTATGCGTCTATCTCGTCTGCAAGCAATATTCTGATTGTGTGGCTTCGCAGTCCCGTTGGGCTGTTTGCGCCTGCAATCGTTATGAAGCCGCCCGGAAATATCTTTTGCATGATTGTGTTGCCGCTGTTGCGGCTCTTCTCATTGATACGGTCAGCCAGTACGGGTGTATCACGCAACATAGGCGACAACTTTTCTTTTGAAAACTTCTCTGCCATGTCGATTGTCGGTTGTATAACCATAATCGGTGATGGGTCATAATGCACATAATATCCAATAGGGTTCAACACCATTGCGTCTGTCTTTCCCACCTGCGCTGCTGACATAATCACAACTTTTTTTATTGTAATATCTGTTATGGCGTCCATAATCTCTTTTTGATACGGCGCCTTTGCTGTCTTCCAGCGTCCCGGCTCTGCGGAAGACCCGGCAGACAGTCTGCGGAACTTATCTGCCCACTGCGAAAGTGTCATTTCCGGCGGTGGTTGTAGCACTTTGAAAATCCGTGTGAACATATCAACTGTGTTTTTCTTCATTGTCTACACCATACCCAAACACTGTCTGAAAGTCTGAAAGTTCTTCCAGCACTTCATCAATGGCGCTTTTCAGCAGCTTAAATATTTCTGTCTGGTCCTTTTTCTTTGATAAAATGGGGCTTAACTTTGCAGGTATAGCCATAAGCCTTGTTTTGAACCTAACAAGTGTGTCTGTCATTACCTGTTCCACGTCCTCTGTGGTGTGTACCTCATTTCTGCGCAGCTGCAATTCCAGTTCTTGTGCTTCTCTTTTTGCTCTGACCAGCTTTGCACGTTCTGCGTTGTAGTCTATTGCACTTTCACTTTCCGGGTTGTTTTTGCGCAAATAATTTATGTACTGGTGGTTTACGGTCTTCAAGTCGTACAGCCCCGGTCTGATTTCCGTTATAACCTTTTCGTCACGCAGCTGGCGCACTCTGCGTTCTGAAATATCCAGCCAAGCGGCAACCACCTTTGAAGTGTACGCTTTCAAAAACCGCACCCCCTTTCTTTTGTGTCCGAATTGGTCACATTTTTTCTTTTTTAGCCCATACCCCTTTATTTTTTACCGGGTCGGAAGCGGAAATGGAATTTTCAAAATTATATCTGGGCAGGTTTTGGGCGTCGCCGTACCCGCAGTGCTTCCAGACCGCCGAAAGAACCTATCAAACGTCGTCCACAACGTCTGTGATTTCGTCGTTTTCGGTGCTTCCGTCCGGGTCAATCTCAAATTCTCCCGTTAGCTTCTGTTTGTTCAATTCAAGTTGCTTTTCTGCAAGCTGCAAGCGTCTGTCCTCTAACTCATACGCCTTGATACTGTCCAGCTGCTTGATGATACGCCCATGTAGCTTGTTTAGTTCGGCTTCCACTTTCATTGCTCTATCAAACGGGCTTGACTTGATAATAGATTTCATTGCTGTTTTGTATATCTCTTTGCCGCCCTCTGGGTCTGTCGCTTGCCCCTGCTCCATGCCGCAGTCCTCTTCTTCCCTGCGTTCTTCCATGCTCTTTGGCACAATCATGTGTACGATTTTATCAGTATAAAAGCCGCCTGCTTCTTTACTCTCGTACTCTTTCAGCAGGCTTTCCAGATAGGCTTTGCGGACGTATAATGCCTGCAATTCCTCCATCATTTGAGATAGTGCGGACGGCGTGCCCATGTTCTGTATTGCTGCCGCCTGCTCCGGGTCTATGTCTTCATACCCTGCCTGTGCAAACGCCCCGTGTGTGACAGCGTTTTTGTTGCCTTTTTTTGCCGGGGTTTTTCCGGCAGCATTTTTGTTGCCTTTTTGACCCCCTCTTTTTTTCGGCTTGTTTTTCAGTGCTTCGTCCCAGCTGTCTTCTGACTTCCATTTTCTTATCCGCACTTCTGGCACCCCTGCCAGTTTTGCCAGTTCCGCTGTTTCAATCTTGCCGTCTGCGTCCAGATAGCGTTGCATCGACTTGTCCCGTTCCGGGTTTCGTGGTCTTCCCATCTTCTCACCTCTTTTCGTTCGTTTTCATTCTTTTCAAGTCTTCCGGT